TTAGTTACATTTTAAGCATTTATCAAATTTTTTATTATTATTTTGCACTATGGCACGATTCTTAAAAACCTCCGACTATCTTTCAATAATTCAAACGGTTGACCTCAATCAGATAACCGAGAATACCCCGCAAAATTTGTACGATAGCGAGGTTAAGGCCATAAGTAGAATGAGGACAAAATTAGTCCAAAGATACATGGTTGACATTGAATTAGGCACAATGGATGCCTATTCAGCAGCAACACATTACCGCACACGTGACAGAGTTATATTAGGCGAAGTAATTACACACGTTAATGACTTTAATCGCTGGGATAACAAAACCGAATACGTTATAGGCAACATTGTAACCGATGACAATGGCTATGTTTACACTGCTATTGCAGCAAGCACAAACCAACCTTTGACATTAACTGCCTATTGGTCTAAAATGATAAACATTGCAACAAGCAACGCTACTTATTGGACTGTTGGGGATAATCGTTATCCGATGTTTGTGGAGCTTGCAATGGATATGACATTGTATAACTTACACGCAAGGATTAACCCGCGTAACATACCCGATTTAAGAATAGAACGTAATCGCGAAGCATTAGACCAGTTAGACAGATGGGCAAGCGGAACAGATACCGCTGAGGTGTTAAACATCAATTCAACCGATAGCACTGGTTATTCGATTAGATATGGTAATAGTTTAGATAAACAAGATAATTTCTTTAAATAATGGCTTGGTATAACGATATATTTAACTTTAACAAACCACAACCGCAAAAGGCTAACATACGTAAAACTATTGATTTTGAGCAACAGTTGCAGCGTGTTAGACAAGATGCGACAAAGTTTAACATAGCATTACAGGCGGCAGAATCACCGATGTTTCCAAACCGCTTTTTATTGATGCAAACCTATCAGCAAATCGTGTTAGATGGGCAGGTGCAATCGGCAATGTTGCAACGTAAATCAAAGATATTGAGCAAGAAGTTTATGGTTTATGGCCCGGATGGCGAATGCGATGAAGCTAAAACTGCATTGTTTAACCAAAAATGGTTTTATGACTTTCAAAGTTTATCTTTAGATTCAATCTTTTGGGGTTTTAGTTGTGTGCAATTTGGCGCAATAATTAACGATAAGTATTCAAGTGTAGAACTTATACCGCGTATTTATGTAGTGCCTGAATTTAGTTTAGTTAGAACAAACACAGCAACGGTAACAGAGGGCAAACATTTCGATGTATCACCATATAACAACTGGTGTATAGGTGTAGGAGAAAAAAAGGATTTAGGATTAATGATGTATTTAGCACCATACGTTATTTGGAAGAAAAACGCAATGGCAGCATGGGCCGAATTTGCCGAAGTGTTTGGTTCACCGATACGTGTTGGTAAAACAGATGTGCGCGATGAATTGACACGCAAAAACATGGAGAATATGCTGCGCAATATGGGTGTAGCTTCGTGGGCTGTGTTGGATTTAAACGATAACATCGAATTGATGCAAGCAAGCAGAACGGATGCTTATGCAGTATTTGATAAGATGGTAGAGCGTTGCAATAGCGAAATAAGTAAAATTATTTTAGGGCAAACAGGCACAACTGATGAAAAATCTTATAGTGGTTCGGCTAATGTACACGAAAGTGTTGCTGCTATGATTGCAAAGCAAGACACGTTAAAAATGCAATTCATTATTGAAGACCAGTTAGTGCCAATGATGATTCGTAATGGTTTTGACTTAACAGGTTGCACATTTAAGTATGATGACAGTGAGAATTTGCCATTGATGGAGCAAGCAAAGATAGATGCTTCATTTATGCCTTATGTAAAGTTTGAACACGAATATTTGGAACACAAATACGGCATCGAATTGCAGGATGAAATGGGTGTAGAGGAAGAAGAAGAAGAATTAACCAACATTGCAAAACGATTAAGAAACATTTATAGTTAGATGTGCGGCTACTGCGACATATTGAATATTGATAAGGAGGTTGACCCACCAACACCATTTGATGAAAACGATTTCAATCGTATGTCGAATGATGTGTGGATTGGTGCGATCAATAACCAAGTGCTGCCGGAAGGAATTTATTTAAAGACCGCAAAATATTTAAGAGATGGAATTGATTTGGCGCCAGTAGTTGATGAAATATTAGTTGCTGATTTGACCAATAACATTTATGTTTTTAGTGGTGCGAAAACTTACCAACAAACAAGGGCAATGACTGCAATGTTGGCAGACCCTGAATTGCAAAGTAACTTCTATAAGTTTAAAGAGGCAGTTAGGCCGATGTTTACGCTATACAATGAAGATTACTTGCAAGCCGAGTATCAAACTGCGAAAGCTTCAGCACGTATGGCCTCCGATTGGAAACGTATTGAAGTCGATGCCGATGTATTGCCATTGTTGCAATATCAAACCGTTGGCGATGGCAGAGTAAGACCAACACACGCGGCATTAGATAACATCATTCGCCCGATCAGCGACCCCTTTTGGAAACAATACTATCCACCTAATGGATGGCGTTGCCGTTGTACCGTAATACAACTATCAGAGGGGGAAGAAACTGATTTGAGCAAGTTTACACCGCCCGAAGATGTGCCGCCATTGTTTCGTATGAACGCGGGTATTGATGGCTATGTGTTTAAAGAAAAGGGCAAAGACAAGCACCCTTACTTTGACATTGCAAAGGGTGACAAAGAAATGGCTAAAAAGAATTGGAATTTACCTATACCGACATAATGGCAAAGAGCAATAAATTCGATTTAAAACAGGCAGAAAAAAAAGCGCGTAAAGCGATGGAAGCGGCTATTGTAGATGTTGGTAACACTGCAAAAGTATTCTTTGTTGATTCGTTTAGAAAGCAAGGGTGGGATGACCAAAGTGTGCAGAAATGGAAAAAAAGACAAGTAAGTGAGCGAAAGGGCAGAGGTAGCAAGAAATCAGCAAAAGCAGCGGGAACAGTAAGGAGTGTTAAAGCAGGTCGTGCAATATTAGTTAAGACTGGTGACCTACGTAGAAGCATAAAGAGAAACCCCGCAAACAGAGCAGCTTTAAGCATTAAGATTTCAACTGATTTACCTTATGCAAAGATACACAATGATGGCGGTAATGTAGTGCAATATGTAAAACCTCATAGACGATTTGTTGACCAAGGCGATACGATGGGAACGGGAGTGTTTAACATTAAAAGCAGAAAAGAAAAACAAGCAAAAGTTAAAGTAAAGCAAGATGTTAAAGGTTTTTCACGCAAAGTTCGTATGCCCAAGCGACAATTTATGGGCGATAGTTACAACCTAAATGAGAAAGTAAAAGCAGTTATTGTTAAACATAACATATTAATTAATGCAGTTAGCAATATATAATCAATTAAAGGCACGTATTAGCACACTTCAATCATTGAAGTATGTTGCACTATGGAACAACCAATTTGAGCGCGAGGATATTAATATACCATTTAATTATCCTTGTTGTTTTATTGAGTTTCCATCTGCCGACTACATTGAGAATTTGCAAGGGCAACAACAAGGCACAATGTCAATAGCTTTGCATTTAGGATTTGAAAGCTATAAGACAGAAGACACCGATGTATTGCAACTAAAACAAGATTTAAATGCTTTGATACATGGGTGGTCAACACCTTACAACAGTAGATTCTTGCGCAGAAGTGAAATTCAATCGGCCGACCATACGAACATTCAAGAATTTATTATTACCTACACAATGCAGGGCTTCGATTATTCAGCAATGTACGCGCCAACAATAGAAGCAAATATTACAACATTGATTACCAACAACAGCCCACAAATGGAAGACGATGTTATTCGCAGCGGTGACATACCTGAAGCCGTAGCGTTGGCATCAGAATTAGGTTACGAATTATTAACAGAAAGCGGTTATAAACTTATAATACAACAATAAAATGGCAGAGCAAAAAATTTCCGAGTTACCAGCAGCAGGCGCAATTACAGGAATTGAGAAAGTAATAGTAAACCAAAATGCACAGACATCGTTAACTGATGTTAATGCCGTTGCGGCCTATACACTTGCAAGTGGTTTGCCTACAAAATTCGCAAAGGTAACTATCACATCTGCGCAATTGTTGCAGTTATTCACTACACCTATTACATTAGTTGCTGCGCAAGGTGCAGGCAAAGTAATAATACCATTTACTGTATTATTGCGTTATCGTTTTGGCACTATTGAATATGCAACAAACTTAAATATAACACTATCACCAAATAGTTCACTATACCAAGTGAATTACAATAGTGCAATATCTGGAAACCAAGACAAGTATAGCAGCCGAAGCATAACCCCAACAGTATCGTTGGCAGGATCGGTTGTTGACAATTTACCTTTGACAATTGGTGCGCAAATCGGCAACCCTACCGCTGGCGATGGGCAATTAGATGTGTATGTTTCTTACTACGTTTTAACACTATAATAATGGCCCGCACAGTAGCACAAATCAAACAAAGTATGTTGGATGCAAAGAATGCAGACCCAACATTATCGGCATTGACCTCAACAAGTCAAACTGCTAAATGGAATCTATATTATTTTATCGTAGCTTCTTGCATAGCTATATTTGAGCAGTTGCAAGACCTATTTAAAACAGATTTAGAAGCCATCGCAGGCACAGCAGCACCAAGCACACCGCAATGGACACGCAATAAAGTTTTAAAGTTTCAAAGTGGCGATATTGCTGAATTAAACACAACAACATTCACTGTTGAATATCCAACCATTAACACTGCTAATCAAATATTGACAAGATGTGCAGTAATAACCGCGCCAAACAGAACGGTGTTAATTAAGGTTGCTAAATCGAATCCTCCAGCGCCATTGTCACTTATTGAAAAAGCATCGTTGCAAAGATATATTGAAACATTTAATCCTGCTGGCATTGCGTTTACGATTATTAATGAGAATAGCGATAAGATGGAAGTGGCAGCAACTATCTACTATAACGGTCAATATTCAGCAGTAATAAGCACAAATGTAGTGGCAGCGTTAAACAATTATATGGCTAACTTACCATTTAACGGTATTATAAGCACACAAGCAGTTGTTGATGCAATGCAAGCCGCAGAGGGTGTTATTTCGGTATCATTAGCACGTATATTAGTAAGAAAACATACGGTTGCTTATGGTGCAGGTGTAACATTGTATAATTTGTCAACTGGTGTTGATAGTGTGCAATATCAAACTATTGCGGGCTATGTAGTACAAGAAACAACTGCAACACATACCTTTGCAGATACTTTATCTTATATTGTACAATAATGAGTAGCATCATAAACACAGATACATTCGCGGTTAACTTCTTACCACCAAAGAAGCGGCTGCCGATTTACAAAGCTTGGACTAAAACACTTGTTAAACCATTGCAAGTGCTATACAATACAATGTTTGGCACGTTTAAAGATGGGAATGCAGCGGCAATTTATAGCGGTGCAACTGCTTACGCGGTAGGTAACCAAGTTAAATACACTGACAAAGCAATTTATCAATGTTGGGTAGCAAGCACTGGTAATTTGCCAACAAACACAAACTTTTGGTTTAAGATTCAAGACAATTTTGTAGGCATCGAACCGCGTTGTAAATACAATGCACAACACATCTTATTTGAATGGGCATTAAATGAGTGGTTTGGAACTACTTTTGTAAATGTGCCGGGTAGTAGTGATATATGGATAGGCCCGGGCAGTCCAAGTGATGTTGTGCTTTACGTTGGATTTACAGAAGTAAATAGTTCGTTAATAGTTTATGGCAACAACGAAGCACAAACATTTATACAAGCTATAAACATTGCAAATACAGGTGATGAATTTACTATTAATGTACCTATTGGTGTAGCTAATGCGTTAACAATACCACCTGCAACAGATATTGCACCGAATATTAGCGCAAACAATGAAAATATTATTAGGCAAATTGCCGACCTGTATAACTATGCAGGCATAACTTATGATTGTGTGACATATTAATAAAACTTGGAATAAAGGATTAAAAACAAAAAATAACATATTAAAATGAAAAAAGTAAAATTTACAGACATTTCAAGTACAAGTGCAATGCCATTTAAAAGTGGCACATTAGCACATTTGCAAGCGGCACATCAAGAAACAACTTCACTGTCATTAATAGGAATGCAATCAGCAAACCCAGTTGCAGCATTTGGTACTATTTTATATGGAGCAAATGTTACATACAGTGGTTCAAATTGGTCAGTTACTGCTGGAGCAATTTATATTAATTCAGAAATATTTGTTACTGATGCTGCAAGTGGAATATTAACTGGGACAGATGTTATTGTAGGCACAATTACAACTACATTTGTAACTGCTGCTAATTATGACCCATCTTTGTTTTCAGATGGAACATCAAACAATGTTCACGAAGTTAGAAAAGTAGTTTGGTCAAGTGGCCCAAGTGGAAGCGGTTCTGTTACTTATAGTTCTATTGAAACTTCAAGACTTGGAAGAAAACAAGATTTTGCTTATGGTAGTAGTTTATTAACTGCTGCTGCTGGAACATTTACAATTGCAAGTGGAACGGATTGGAATGTAAAATATACGGTGTTAATGGGCGCAATGATTATGATTAATTTTAATATCAAAAACGCTTCAAATTCAGCATCAACACCATATTTAGCAATACAAATGCCATTTAAATCTTATGAAGATTATGATGGAGTTGGAACTTATACAACAACAGGTAGCACTGGAGCAATGCGCATTCTTATACAAGCAAACGATAATTTAATGTATTT